TCCGCCACCTCGGCCAGCTCAGAGATCGGGATCATCTTCAGCGGGTCGCGGTAGTACTCGATCGAATGCCGTTGAGTGACCGCGGTCTTGGTGAGGAACTTCCTCTTGGCCTCGAGCGCGAATGTCTGAGCGACTGGCTCGATCGTGCGGTCGTAGTAGTTGTTGATCGTGTCGCGAGAAGCAGTTCCGTTCATGATCTCCCGAGTCAAGCCCAGCTCTGCCATGACGGCATTGCCGAGGTACTCGATCTGGTCGAGTAGCTTGTTCTCGATCGGGCGGTTCAGCTGGATGACCTTCTCCGAGATGTCGATGTAGCCGATCCCGAGCTCGTCGTCCTTGAGCTGTGCCCGAAGAGCATCCCGTCGCTTGGCCGCCTGTGTCTCCCTGGACTCACCGCGAACAGTGTAAGGAAGCTGCAGGATGAGGTCGAGCTTGCCGGAGCCAGCTGCCTCGTCGATCGTGTCTAGGATGCCCAACTTGGTGATCAGGCGTTGAAGGAGTCCGTTGGGCTCGTTCATCACCGTGTAGAACGGGTTCTCGACGACCATGACCATGTCCTTCGGCAGCGTGAGCTGCTTCGAGATGCCGCCGTTGACGGGTTCACCGTCTTCGTTGACTTCGCGGTCGTCGTAGACCATCATTGACACCTTGCGCGGATGCCAGAAGGCGACCGTGCCAACCCGAAGGTCCTTGATGTCGTAACTCGCGGACACCAATGGGTCCATGGTGCAGTTGATCGGGACCACGCAGGCGGTTCCCTGCTCGAAGAGCGTCATGGCGAAGTCGACCTTCAGCGCGAACGCGTTCTGGTCGATGTTGGCGTCCAATGTGAAACAGCGGTTCAGCGGATCGCGCACGATCTCCGTGGCGACATCGTTCTCGTCAAGCTTGGCGTGATAGAACTCGATCAACGCGAAGTCCACAGCCAAACGGTTGTAGATCGACCCGATGAACGACCGATCGCTGAAATAACGAGCCGGACTGCGATTGCTCCGAGGGCTCTGTGAGTACCCGCCCCCATAACTGCTGTTCTGCGGAGCGTCACGGAAGGCGTTCCACCCGTGCTTGAGCTCTCGTGTGAGTTGCTTCCGAATCCGTCCCATCTCTCACCTCCTAGTCGAACTGGTCGGGATGTGTCTTCATTGCCACATAGGCATCGAGCCAGGCAGACACATTGTCGATCTTTTCATCGTTACGCCGCTTGTGCAGCTTACGATTACCGTTTGAATCCTCCCACGTAACAGCATTACCCATGGTGTAGGTAACGATCCGCTCATCGAAACGAATGAGGCCCTGGTTTGCCTGCTTCTTCATCTCGCCCAGAGGCACGGACTCAGTCCGAGCACCCTGAATGACCTTCTCGATGCCATACGGGCCCCATTCCCGCTCATAGCGGTCCATGAAGGCCTTGGAGTTGTAGGGGTCGAAGCCCAAGGTACGGATGTCGTACTCTCGCTCTTCAATATGACGGAACAGATCGTCGTAGACGTCCATCATGTCAAGGACGGTGCCCTCGAAGATGATGAGCGACCCTTCAGCCATGAACTCTTCGTACTTAAGCCTTTTCGCTCCGGGAAGGAGGTCAAGGGTACGTCGAGTGATGTAGCTTCGGGACTTCAGACCGAATTCCTCGCGCGGGAGCGGGAACAGCCAGGTAAACGCACAGAAGTCGTCACCCATAGACAGGTCCACACCCATCGAGCATGGCATCTTGTCGAACCGCTCGATAATGAGGTGATCGAAGGTTGGTTGAGTCTCCTCGTATGTGAAGAAGAACGTGTAGCCCTCCATCGGAAGGCCGAAACGCTTGGCGAGGATCTCATTGCGAACCGCTGGGAACTGCTTGGCCTTCTTGACGTCGGCCTCGTAGGTCTCGTAGGAGACGGTCTTACCGATGTTGGGCTGAGCCTTCACCCACATGCGAGGATTGGCTACCTCCGAGACGTCGTCCAGCTTGTAGTGCCAGATTGAGACGTTCGGCTGCTCCGACTCTCCACGAAGGATCGCGATCAGCGTCATCTTGATGTCGTCGCCCACGCCGTTGCGGATTACTCCCTCGGAGGAAATGGCGACGAGTACTGGATCCTCGAACTTGGTTGCGCCCTGCATGATCGCCTCGATGACGTTCTCGCGGGTGTCACCCGAAAGCCACTCGTCCACCGAGTTGTACTTCGACCGCATGCCCTGAAGCTTGTCGATCGACATTGGACGAACCTCGAGGTACGAGTTCGTCAAGAAGTTCTCGATACCGCGCTTAGTCGATGCCAGCTTCTGCCGGCCGGACCGAGCTCCGGTGGTGTTGTTCATCGAGCCATCGGTAAGGAACTTGAACAGCGGTCCCTTTGCGCGAGTGATTGCGGTCTTGATTGGGGAAACGACCTCAAGGGCCTGGACCATGGTGGGCGCAACAGTAACCTGATGCGTCGTAGAGCGATCGACCGTGAGGAAGAACGCTTGAAGGAACGCCACGTACATTGACTTGGCGCCACCTCGGGCAACGATCAGGTACTGCGTGTCACGAAGACGCTTCTTGATCGTCTTCATCACGAACTCTTGCTTCTCTTCGTCCCAGCGCTCGCGCTCAACGAAGATGAACCATGACAGGAGATCCTCTGCCCAGAGCTTGAAGGAGTCCAACAGGTGGACGTCGCCCCCGTCTGTGAGGGTCATCTCCTCTTCGCAGAACTCGATGAACCCTTCGATGGCCTGGTCGTCATAGAAGACGTCCGGGTCAGCAACGAGTCTGTCGATCAACTGCATCTGAAGAGAGATTTCCTCACAGACGGGGATCTGTCCGCTGAGTACCTTCTCCCGGAACGCCGCGTAGTACTTCGGGATGGCGGTGTTGCTAAGCACCTATCACCCGTAGTCGGCTACGACGTTCAGACGAAACTCCAGCTCCTGAATCTGGCGTTCGTAGGCCTGCTGAGTGAACCCGGTGGTCGGAGGGTCGAACGCGATCTTGGTGCGAAGGAAGACGTAGGTCCTCACAGCGTTGAGTCGAGGGTCCGTGTAGAACTCTGACCACTGGTTGTCCTTGTTCGTGATCTGATAGCCGACCACGAGGCCAACACCAAGCTGCGTCAAAGTGCCGAGTGCGCCGTTGATGAAGTTGATGATGTCCACGTCGAACGCGGTCTCTTCCGGCGTGATGCCGAGCATGTGCTTGATGTCATCCAGAATGCTGCTCATGTCCCCCTCCTTCCATTTTGACGGGTTACGGGTCTTCTTCTGGGAACGTGCCTTCTTCGAAGATCTTCTGCATCCTGATCGTCGGCTTGACTGTCAGGTAGACCTCCGCTAGGGCAGAATCCATGATCTTGCTGTGGGCAATGTGATTAGCCAACAGCTGCTCGTGATTGTCCTGTCTTTCGACAAGTCCCTCGAGCATTTCAGTTTGGTGCTTGATGTGGTCGTTGACGTTTGGGATGTCGGATTCCATGCCGCCGTTGGTCAAGACTTCCCGAGCCGTCTCCGCCGAACTGTTCTTCGCCGAACGAGCCCAGAACGCCGCCAAGGTGGTGGGGACAATCGTGATGAAAGCCACCATCACCAAGGCGACGGAATTGAACTGGGCATCCGTGAGCAACGGGTGACCAAGTAGCGGAGTCATGGGTCTAGACCCAGAGAACCTTCTTGATCGCCCGTCTGATCGCGTCACGCTGGATCTGGACGGTGCCCGTTCGACCGTCCTGGACGGCCTCGTTGAGCAACATCATCTCCAGACGACGGTCTTCCTTGAAGCGCTCCTTGAAGCGCGCGACTCGGGTGTCCTCTTCGTCCGGGAGGGCCTTGACGGCGGCCTCAATGTCCCGGACGGGCTTGACGAGGTCCTGTCGGCCGGCCTCGATGGCGCGATCCAGGATGTTGACGTTCCACTCGGGAGCGGACTTCCTGAAGTTCTCCACGCGGGGAGAATCGTCGCGGTGCTTGGGCTCCTGAACCTTGCCCTTGCCGAGGTAGTCGAACTCGACGCCGTTGAGGTAGTCCGTTCCGAAGCGGAACGCGTCACCCCAGTGCGCCTTGAAGTACGACGCACGGACCACGACCAGCTGGCCGCTGACCACAGAGTTGGTCTCGACGAGGATGTCGTCCATCGAGTCCCAGTCGAAGTCCTTGACCCGGCCGATCATCGTCACGATGTGGCCGGCGGTGTTGCTGTCGTTCGGGTCGTCGAAGAAGAGCTTCATGCCCTTCCGAAGATCGCGAACACGAGTGATCCGGTGGGCCGGAGGCGTGGCGTCCTGCGCCTGCTTGGCGGTGAGGAACTTTGCGGCGATGCCGCGAGAGGTCCTGCACACCTTCAGACACATACCATCGGGATTGAACCCGATCTCGTTGGTCGTCTGGTGGTTGCGGTACCACTCGAGGTCTTCCTGCCAGGTGTTGACCATCAGTCCTCCTCCGCCTCGTCGTCCTGGACGCCCTCGATGACGGCGTTGGCCCAGGGAGCCTCGTCGAACTCCGGCACGTCCTCGTAGATGTTGACAACTTCGCCAACCTCTTCGTCTTCGCGCAGATCGTCGTCGGGCTCAAGGTTTTGCTCGGTCATGCTGCCTCCTCAGGCGGTCTTGTTGTGACGGACCTCCCAGACGCCCCGGCACACGAAGTGGTCGGAGTGCTGGAACATCTCTCGGTCGTCCAGAACGGTGAAGCGGTGGGCCGAAACCCTGCCGTCGCGGTCGTAGCTGCAGAAGCCGTCGATGGGACCGTGTCCGGAACCCTGCCAGGCCTCAAGCTCGTCAGCCATGGAGGTGAACTTGCCCCCGAAGGCCCAGTCCTGCCTCTCCAGGTTGTCTGCCATGTTGAAGTCGCCGTTGACGAACGAGAGGTTCGAGCCGGCGCCCTCCTTGATCATCCACCGGTTGATGCCTTCCGCGCAGGCCTTGGCGATGTCCCAGTTGGGATCGCTCGGATTGCGCGTCTTGGTGGGATAGTGGACCGCGCCGATGGAGAGGTGCCCGATTCGGTCGTCGACGTGATCGAACTCCATCGTGCAGAGGATCCGGTCGTGGCCGTGACCCACCATGTCGTCGTTGCTGATGAGGAAGACGTTCCCTCGGGTCAGCGACTTCGGCTTGATGATGGATCGGTCGATGGCGATCCAGTTGTCCGCGGCGAAGTGGATCGCGTGGTCGTACTCCTTGGCGAACTCCTGCAGAAATGGGCGGTTCATGTTGTCGCCGGTCTTGTCTGCACCGGCCTCCGTCCCAGTCTTGATCGGGTAGGACTTCCCCTGCTCGAACAGGTCGTGGATGTCCTCACGTTGCTGGGGCTTGCGGTCGCTGAACTGCAGCGAGGCATGCTGCATGCGAAGCATTGAGCTGGTCATTGCATCTCCTTACCAGAGATCGGTATCGCCAGGGCGTCGCTCGATGAAAGGCCGGGGAAGTTGTCTTTCATCGCCGAAGTGGATGGCGTTATGGGTTTGAGTTGACACGCAGATGAGGTATTCTGGGTTCAGAATGTCCTCGTTGAAACTGAGTAGGTCTTGGACCTTGATCGGATTCATGTGGTGGACCAAGACGCGGTCGAATATGCCATGGCCGGGAAGACCCATGTCACACCCATCATCACGAATGATGACTTGATCTCGCGTCTCCTTCCACAACTTGCTTCCGTAAAAGGCTTGATTGAGGTGACGATCGAAGCCAAACGTAGCGGCACCCAATTCCCCGCCCAAAGACAGGTATCTGAAGCGGGACAAAAATGCTGTACGCTTCTGAAGTTCCGCATAAGTCTTAAGCTCAGGAATCTCCGGCATAGCGACTCATCGCCTCCATCGCTTCCTTGAACATCTCCTCACGGACCGTTTCGGACTCTGCCTTCGCCCGCTGGGCGTGCAGGTACTCCGTCTGGGCCTTGATGCGCTCGACGTTGGCCAACTCTTGAGCTGTACCAAGCCGAAGCACCGCCGTCACCTCTGTAGGCGAAGCAGTGCCCTGTCGAAGTCGCTCTTCAACCAAGCCTTCGGCCAAGACTACCAATTGCTGCGTGCGTCTCTCCCTGGTTCTCGCCGGTGGGAGCGGCATTGGGACCGAATCGGAATCCCTTGCAGCACTAGAGGCAGACTTCGGCACTACTTTCACCTCCCTAAAAAGGTTGGACTTTAGTTTCGACCTTCCCTCCGGGGAAAATATAGGG